AGGCTTCACAGCCCTTATCTCAAGGGCAAAACAAAAGTCGATGATGTAATTGAGTTGGCCAAGTTAATCGAGATACCTTTGCTGCCTTGGCAGGAGTTTGTTCTCCGCGACATGCTCAGAATAGACAAGAAGGGTAACTGGGTGCGCAAAACCAACCTAGTCTTGGTGGCTCGGCAAAATGGCAAGACTCATCTGACCAGAATGTTAATCTTGGCTCACCTTCTCAAGTGGGAGAGCAAGAATGTGATAATCGCTTCCTCTAATCGCTCTATGGCACTAGATACCTTTCGACAAGTGGCCAATGTCTTTGAGAACAACGAGAACCTAATGGCGTTAGTCAAGCAGATCAGATACGCCAATGGAACTGAGTCCATCGAGATGAAAGACGGTCGCAGACTTGATGTGGTCGCAGCAACTAGAGATGGTGCTCGCGGCAGATCAGCCTGCGCATTATTTTTGGATGAAATCCGCGAATGGAGTCCTGAGGGTTTTAGAGCAGCGATGCCGGTAACTCGCGCTAGACCCAATGCCCACACATTTTTAACTTCTAACGCTGGAGATGCCTTTAGTACGGTATTAAACGAATTAAGAGAACGCGCACTAGATAATCCACCTAAGTCCTTTGGCTTTTACGAATACTCAGCCCCTCAGTACTGCAAGATTGACGATCCTAAAGCATGGGCAATGAGCAACCCTGCACTTGGATATTTAGTGTCAAAAGAGACGCTTGAGGAGAGTGTGGCTACAAGTCCAATAGAAAATACTCGCACAGAGTTGCTTTGCCAATGGATTGACTCCCTAAGTTCGCCTTGGCCGCATGGCATCCTTGAGGAGACCAGCGATGCGTCTTTGCAGATACCAGTTGGCGGTTATACAGTCTTTGGCTTTGATGTATCGCCTTCTAGGCGCAATGCTTCGCTAGTTGCCGGTCAATTACTCCCCGATGGACGCATCGGAGTCGGCATCCTACAAACTTGGGAGTCAGCAGTCTCGGTTGATGATTTAAAGATCGCTGCTGACATTAAGGGCTGGGCTGACCAGTATCGGCCGCGTCAAATCTGCTACGACAAGTATGCAACAGCCTCAATTGCTGAAAGATTGGCTAATGCTGGATGTATAACTCAAGACATCTCTGGCCAGCAGTTCTATCAGGCTTGCGGAGACTTGCTTAACGGACTTGTAGCGCACACAGTCGTTCACAACGGCCAAGCAAACTTAATTCAGCAGATGAATAACTGCGCGGCTAAAGTTAACGACTCGGCTTGGCGTATTGTCAAGAGAAAGTCTGCCGGCGATATAAGTGCGCCGATTGCTTTGGCGATGGTTGTGTCAATGTTAATGAAACCACAACAGGTAGCGGCTATTTACATCGAATGACCTACATGTAGTGTATAATTGACCGCTATGGGTATATTTGATCGCAAGTCAAAAGTTATACAGGCGCAAGAAGCGCCACAAATTATGGCCGACAGTTTCTACGGCTACAACAACTATTTTCCTGCGTTAGTATCTCGCCAGCAAGCACTTGGCGTACCAGCAATCAAAAGATGCCGCGATCTAATTGCAGGAACTCTTGCTTCTGTTCCTTTAGAGTATTACAAGAAGTCAACCGGCGAAAAGATTACTGCGCCTAGATGGGTTGAGCAACCTTCAAAGCATCAACCATTATTTGAGACTCTTTATTTTACTTTAGACAGCCTTCTCATGTATGGACAAGCCTTCTGGCAGATTACTGAAGTTTATGCTGAGGATGGCCGCATGGCTCGCGCTAACTGGGTTGCTAACACTAAGGTTGGTTTCATTACTGATCCAGCAACAAACTTTGTAACGCAATACAACATTGATGGTAAGCCAGTACCGATGACAGGGCTCGGATCACTTATTACATTCCAAAAGGATGAGGGCATCTTAGGAATAGGCGCAAGAACTATTCAGTCTGCACTCGATGTGCAGCGATCTGCGGCAATCGCTTCTGCAACTCCAATGAGTTCTGGAATAATTAAAAACTCTGGCGCTGACCTGCCACCATCTGAAATAACAGCACTATTAGCCGCATGGAAGCGTAGTCGCACAAATAACGCAACTGCTTATCTGACTAGTACTTTAAATTATGAAGCGACTTCATTCTCACCTAAAGACATGCTCTACAACGAGGCCATTCAGAACTTAGCAACAGAATGCGCAAGACTTTGCTCGGTCGATCCTTATTATGTCTCCGCTTCTCAAAATACAACTATGACTTACGCCAATGTCCAAGATGAGCGCAAGCAGATGGTCGCGCTAACTTTACAGCCTTACGCATCTGCCATCGAGGCAAGACTCAGCATGGATGACATCTCGACTGCCGGACATTATGTAAAGTTTAACCTAGACGATACATTCCTAAGAACTGAGCCAATGGAACGCTTGTTAGTTCTAGAAAAAATGCTTGGACTAGGCTTGATTACAACTGAACAAGCAATGGAAATGGAAAATCTTTCCCCTAATGGAAACGGTAACTAATGCAAACCCTATACATTGAAGCAACTTCTATCGAATGCAACGAGGATCGCCGAGAAATATCTGGCAAGATCGTTCCTCTTGGAACTGGCGAAGTTGGTAACACTAATCTTGGCGCATATACTTTTGAAACTGGCTCTATCGAAGTGGGCGATGTAAGCAAGATTAAATTGCTATCGCAGCATGACATGAAAAAGCCTATCGGCCGAATGATCGCAGCAGAGACTCGCGCAGACGGCATCTATGCCACATTCAAGTTAAGTCGCAGCCAAGCCGGTTCAGATAGTTTGATCATGGCTAGCGAAGGCCTAGTTACAGGCTTGAGCATCGGCGCGGAAATTATTTCATCCAAGCCATCACGCGATGGACACATAGTTGTGTCAGCCGCTAAATTAAAAGAAGTTTCTCTAGTAACTGAGCCAGCCTTTAAGTCTGCTCAAATACTAGAGATCGCGGCAGAGGAAATTATCCCTGCTGAGGAAACTAAACCCAACACAGAAAGCGAGACAGTCGTGGACGAAACCACTCCAGTCGAAGCAACACCGGTAGAAGCCGCGGCTGTAGAAGCCGCTCGCCCTACTATTACAGCAATGGCTTATTCAAAGCCTCGTTTTGATTTCTCTGCTCCAAAGCAACTGGAAATGACAATCAAAGCATCACTTGGATCAGATGAGGCTCGCGAGTATGTTCGCGCAGCAGCAGATACAACAGACAACGCAGGATTAATTCCTACTCGTCAACTTACAACTGTAATCAACGGACTTGCTAATAACACAAGAAGCGCCATTGATGCCATCACAACAGGAATTTTGCCTGACGCTGGCATGAGTTTTGAAATCCCAAAGATCACAACACTTCCAACAGTTGCAGAAACAGCAGAAGCAGGAACACCATCTAACACAGATCAGGCTTCCTCATTCGTAACAGTTTCGGTCAAGAAGTATGCTGGACAACAGCAATTCTCTGTTGAACTGTTTGATCGTTCATCACCATTGTTCATCACAGAACTTATGAACAACATGGCTGCACAGTACGCAGCCGCAACTGATAAGGCTGTTTACACAGCACTTGCTTCAGGTGCAACAGCAGACGCAACAACACTAACAACATATCCAACAGCATCAGAATTGCTTGGTTTTGTTTCTCGCGGTGCTGCTTCTGTTTATACAAACACATTTGGCTTTGCTCGCAACATCTTGGCTAATACTAGCCAATGGGCAAACCTCATGACATTGAACGACTCAGGTCGTCCAATTTACATGGCTGCACAACCACAGAACGCTGGCGGCGCAGTAAGCCCCGACAGCATTCGCGGAAATGTCGCTGGTCTCGATCTCTATGTTTCTGCAAATGTTCCAACTGCAAACGACACAGACAAAGATGACTCGATGTTAATCATCAACCCATCTGCATACACATGGTACGAGTCACCAACTTACCAACTTCGTGCTGATGTAATTGCTTCAGGAGAAATCCTTGTAGCAATGTACGGCTACGGTGCAATCGCAACCAAAATTGGTGCAGGCGCATTCGGCATCAACAAGACCTGATAGAAACCCATTAAGTCGCTGGCTGGGTAGTGCCCTTCTACCCAGCCAGTCTTTAGGAAGGATCACATGAGCGTAACGACAGTCGCAACTCTGAGAAGTGCTTTAGGCGTTGGCACACTTTATACAGATGCGGTTTTACAGTCGGTCTGCGATGCAGCAGATGATGTTATGTTGCCCTTCCTATTTACTAACGAGACTTACAATGTCGCACACAGCAACACAACCACAGAGGGAACTCTTTACTTTAATCAGCGAGTAACAGATATATTTTATGTCGGCGAAAGCGTATTAGTAACTAAAAATGGCACACCCTT